CTGAAGAGATGATGTCTCCTGACGCAGATCCGCAGGAGGAATACGATAATTACAGGGATTTCGTTAAAAGACACCCTACATTGACAGGCTTAACTGGCGAGGAATTCACTCTCGAAGACTTCAAGCGATACATAAATGGAATCGAACCACTTTGATCTTAAAGCAGTGTTCTGCGCGGTCGATGAAGATCGGGACACCGTTGTCCTGACCATCAATGGCGAGGAAGTTTCCACTAGGGAGGCTGTTGTCACTTTATGCGACAAATACGGCATGACAACACGGGATCTGGCTACACTCATGGCCGTTCCCGTCAGAACAGTCGAGGGATGGAGATCAGGAAGACCCAGCTCCATCCTGAACCGAATGAGGCTGGGTCGAGCTGCTGAGAAACTGTCAGAGGCTAATCCTCCTCAGGAGTTCCCTTGAGAGCATCGGCATACAGGTTCTGCAGAGCAAAATACAGATCCTGTATTGCCGAGAGCCTGCCCGCAAAATAGTGGCGATCCTCTGAAGACAGGCCGTGGCCAGACACATTGCTGGACTCAGCTTTGATCAATTCGTTCAACACCACATCCAACGCCTTCCGGACCGGGTGCTCTTCCTGCAGCGAGAATGCCTCCAGAAGCCACGGTTCGTGACCTGTAAACCTGTATTCGTTATGCATTGGGGTTAACTCCTATCCTTCCGATCTGCGCGTTCTGTTGTTGAGTCAAACTCATCTGCAAATTCTGAGCGAATGACTGAACCAACTGTGAGAACTGCTCGTCAGCTTCCATTTGCTGCTGGTATTTAGGGTTGTTCTGTATGATCTGCTGCAGGAACTGCATCTTGATCCCAGCAGACGGATCGTTCTCAACGTATCGCGGCTGGTTGCCAAGGGCCATGAGTGCAACCTGATTGTTCATGTCGTCGTACATTTTCTGGCTGGCCTCTGCCTGCTCGATGACGAGTTCATCGGCCAGTGTTGGATCGATCACCTGCAGTTTCTTTCTGATCAGCTTTGTTCTGTCCACGATCCCCATGGTGTCTTCTGGTAGCACAAACTGAGAGATCGCCTGAAGTTTTTTCTCGACGAATTCGTTGTCCAGTTCTCGCACGTCAAAATGCAGCGTGAAGTTGAATTTACGTGGATCTCTGGGAAGAGCCATGTTTGTCCCCGTGACTGTGGCGAACCTTTCATCAGTGTCGAATACCTGAGTCAGATCCCAGACTCGACCAATGACAGATGTCATGTGCCTGAGCCATCTGTGGACATATGCCTGCTGCCTGAGCTGAGTCTCTACGGCTGGAACAGCAGCGTTCGGCCTTCCGAAGTATCTGTCGGTCCGCTGCTGTATGTGATCCATCAGCGCGAACGCTAAGTCAGCCCCTCTTCGGGGAGACTCCATCCAAGTGATGTCACCCGGACGTTGCTCGGAGACCTGAACACCCGGGCCAACCTTGATTCTCTGTCCATATCGAAGCGGCACCTTTAAGGGTGGCAGTGTCTCAAAACTTGATCTGTCAAAGACCATGTCAGCTTGAGCCTTGTATTCGGCCTGCCACGTTTTGACGATTTCTGCGACACCACGTGACTCGATCGGACTGCGTCTCGTTTTTTCCCGTGTGAATGACTCGAACGGGTAGGTGTCCCCGGCTTCAGTCACCAGTTTGTGTTCAGCGTAGACTTCGTTCCCTTTGGAGTCTTTCTCCATGTAGGGCGAGAACACGGTCATGTATACACCCGGGGTCCCTGTGTCTGTCACTCTGCGACTATATGCATGGATGACTTCGATCAGGTTTGTTTTCTCGTCCATCCGCTCAGTAGAGCCCAGCACTGGGCTCAGGCCCTGATCCCACACCTGTGAGCTCCTGCCTGCTGTCCGCTTAACCTCGTCCACCCATTCCCTGCTCCACTCACCACTGGCCGCCTTTTCCTCCAGCTCAGCCACTGTGTAGTATTCCCTGCGGAATATGGCTCGAGCTCTCTGGAGATCATTTGTCTCCGGCGGGAACAGAATCTCGTGGTATGGGCGAAGAGCAACAATCCGAGGCTGGTTACGAGCCATCTCGGGAAGCTCGAACGTGGTCTCTCCGTCACGCACGATGTCGCGTATATGTTTGAGTGCTTTCGATCTGGTCAGTCCGTCATTGCTGGCAACAAGCAGGTCAGCCAGATACTCCTCTTGATCCTGCAGCACAGCGGTCAGAGCATCGACTTGTTGGGGGGCATCTACTCCGAGGAAACCGGAGAGGGTTTGGAGGTTTATTGTGCGCGGGGTCTGGGCATAGCTACGATCCCAGATGACATGAAGAACGCTCCAACCATACTGTGCGGCATATTCTGCATGAAGCTCCAGCTCCTCTTCCCAGCCGGGCTGCATTAAAGTGCTCAGCATCCATCGCAGGTAGAGCCCAACTGCGGATGCCTGTTTGTGATCGGCGGCCTCAACTCCAGCCACATTAAGTGCTGCTCTGCTGATAGCCGATGTGGATAGGTTAACAATAAAGCTGCAGACCTCGTCAGCCAGCCTGATCCGAGTGTCACTGGCCCCTTCCCACGGGAATGGCTGCCTGCCCAGATCCTTGGCATGTTTCTTTCCGTCCCGGCTCTGTCCTGTCCATGTGGCGAATCTGGTCTCGTCGGATTCGCGGACACGGTAGGTGATCCTCTCATCGGAATAAGCTCTTCGGTATTCCGAGCAGAGCTGGTTTATGTTGGGCTCAGTGCTAAGCTGCAGCCGATCGTCAATAGTGTTCATCTCAATAACTCAAGGTCTCAGTGCTATAATCCATTTTCCTCGGGACGTATATCGGGTCCATCAAAATCAGATACCTCAGGGCGTCTACCGGGTCTTTACTAGCACCCTTCTCACCATCTGAGTTTGTCCACGTCCTCAGGCTGTATATCAGGTTCTGGCATTCCCGCGACACATAAAGCTTCGGCTCATTCAGGATGCTGATCTCCCTGCTCATGTCATATGCGAAAAGGTTGTTCACCAGAGCACAGCTCTCATCAATATGAGCCATGGCAGATGGAACAAACAATAACCCATTCTTCGTCACCTCTCCACCAGCTCCCCTGTCAGGGTTGGCCAGCAGGTCGATTAAGCTCTGGTTGTGCTCCCTCTGCCCAATAACTGCTGTGCGACCTGCTCTCGGGTCAATATACCTCTCGTGTATGCCTCCATCGTTGACCTCAAGCTCTCTTATTAATTTCTTGTATTGGTCAATGTTCCTTCCACAGTCCGCAGTCTGTGCTGGCCCTTTCTTGCCATCAAGCTTCTCACTCGGGACAGCCCACTCCCCGTAGTTTGCCATGTCGGGCCACTCCCGATAAATAAACACGCGCCCAAGGTCGTCCACTTTCGCCCAGAGCATATACCAGTTTCGATCCCCCGGGGTAGGGTCCACAACCATATAATTGGTCCCCTCTCGAGGGATCTGCGAAGGTTCGATAATGTTGCGATCCGTGAACCTCGGAAACTTCCCAACCACAGGGTTGCTGACATAACCATAGGCCCTGATCTCTCTCTCCTCTCTCGTCCTGCCCTGCAGCGTCTGCTGCATCCGATCAAACGGAGAATACGGGTTCCACTCAGAGAAGAACCAAAAGATCTGCCCAGTTCCACTTCTGGTCCTCGCTTTATAAGGCATGTGACCTCGAGGAACCCCAGCCAGTGGACTATCATCGTCCCCGATCAACTTAGCAGGTTTCGTCTCCTCAATAATAGCCCCCTCCATAGCATCCTTGACGGTGCTCGTATACCCGTCGATCGGCGTGAAGGTCACAACCATCTTACCCTTCCTGCTGATCAACCTGTATTTGAGGGTCTGTATCCAAGCCATAGGGACCAGCTCATCACACCAGATCAGATCCAGCTCTGTCCCCTCCATAGACGACAGCTCCTGAGAGTAGTTCTTAAACCAGCACTGACTACCGTTAGGGGCCACAAAGGTCTTATTAGAGAAGCCATTCTTCTGGCTGAAGCCGATGTTAACCACCGCCCTCTGGCCTGTCCTCTGCTCCTTCCATGGCAGTGGCAAATAGTCGTAAACATACGGCTGCTGGACCTGCACCGAGCTGTCATGTGTGCTATGGCAGCACCAGACAGCACTACGGTGCTTATTGGCCAGTGTGCGGACAACCCTCGAAGCCATATAGCGCGATTTTCCTCCACGATTTCCTCCGAATATGTAGACGATGTCTATGTCAGGGTCCTCCAGCGCATCATCAGCATCCTTCCAGTGTCGGAAC